TGGCAGTGTAACCGTGATTTTTGTTCTTGGTTCACCGTCGATAGTTTTACGTCCTGCGCCTTCGCGAGCGCCACCGCTTCCTATACCGCCCATAATTAGTTATTCTTTTATCTGCCACAAAGATAAGCATTTTCTATGATATATGTGACATTTTCAAAATAAAAAATATATGTTATACAACATATATGCCCCAAATTATGTATATCTACACATCATCATCGTGCATTTCCGGCTCATTATTATGCTTGGCTTTGGTGTTGTGGTAGGCCTGCAAGGTCACCACAACCAGCGTGAATGCCACTAAGAATAATGTTTCGACGCCCACGGCGGCAAGAACGGCGATTATAGTCATCGCATTTTGGCAAGCCCACCATCCGAAAGCGAGCCCGGGAATAAGAAGTAACGCTACGCGAATAACTGCGGCAGCGATGATGCTAATTTTTTTCATTTGTAAGTGTTTTTGAGGTTAGTTATAACTTTCTTCAATTGATTTTTTAACGAATTTGGCCAGCCAATCAGAGAACTCATAGCGAATATCTCTGAATGTCTCCTTATACAGGATTCCCCAAATTGGACGATTGTAAATGCGGTAATTGCCAATTCGCTTCATATCGAGGAAACGGATATATGTTGGATATTTAACTATTGCAGAGATCGAAGATCCTCCACCGGTAAAAGAATATTGGGCTGACTCCAGGGCTTGTTGTAATCTCCCCGAGCGACTTCGTTTTCTACCGTCGGAACGATATGCATCGTGGCCATAAATTTTTGTTGCCGCGATGCTCTTTTGTTCTGCAAAAATCTTGCGGAAGCCACGGTTTAGGTATTCGCGGAAATACTTAAACACCACATCAGGATCGTCAGTAGCGTCCATCTCACAAAGATATTACGTTGAACCCTATCGACCATCCGGCGAATCGGCCATACAACTCAGTTTCAGGTGCCGTGTCTATGCTGTTTACATCAACACGCATAACCTCGCATCCTCCGGCTTGGTCGTCAAGCATAAGCATTTTCACTCTCTCGATAATTGGCTGTGTGCGCTCAAGCAAATCGAATGAAGTTCTACGTTGCGGATCATACTTCTGCATCACAAATACTGCACACCGATTCTGCTCCTGGTAGCTATCAACATTCTTCGATATTGATTCAGCCAACGGAGGCAGCACAAACAACGTAACAGAGTCGGCCGGCAAAGATTGGATCTTCTTGCCCATCTGCTCATCGAGCGTCACCGGTAATATACCGGTTATTTCCGGAACGCGAGCGGCCACACCTTGCCAATACTCGCGATATTCTTTAAGATTTATCATATCTTGCTAAAATAATGGTTAGCCTCGGCAGTGCGACGTTTGACAAGCCCCGGGAGGCGTTGCATTACGCCTCCTGATTTTGCATAAACGTGTTTCATCATCTCATCGCGTATAAATATGTCATCGGGGTTGGCTTTTACCATACGCATAAGCGTGGGAGCCTTCGCTGAGAAAGAGCCCACATTATATGAAAACGAGACAAGCGCGTCAAATTGATTGTTGTTAAGCTTCGTGCCCTTGAATGTGTTTTCAACGGTCTTGCTGAATTTAGCAATATCGGCATTAAACAATTCAATGGCTTTAGCCATCGTGATTTTCATACCCTCTTTTACGTCGAATCCGGTATGCCCGTAACCGATTGTTAGCACACCGGACGGGCATCGGTAGGCCGTCAATCGACAACCTTCCCAATCTCGGATCATCTTTTTAATTTTCTCTGATAGTTCCATTATTAGAATGTTTATCGTGGTTATATTCAAACTTGCACTTATACAGATACATCAACACGGCCCAAAACTCGGTTTCCTCCACCTCCTTGACATTGCCGAAAACATTTGCGCCTGCCACCTCAAAAGTAATTCCGGCCCATCCGGTCTTATCGTCCGGACGCGACGGCCCCGAGCTTTTGAATATTATTCTAAAGTCGATTTTACGTCCGTTAATTTCAATCGGCCCGGTCTGAATTGCTCGCCACACGTTAGAGAATAGACGCGGTGCATGAAATATCAACAAATCAGGCACACGGTCAGATGCAGGTATATCGTACAGTCGACGCGCTATTTGCTCGTAGCCTTGATACATCTCTTGCTCTGTAGCATTTCTCATGCCCTCGATTATTGACCAGCAATCTACAAATTGACCATAAGTCATGCCCTCCAACCAATTTCCGGGGCCATTATAGCCACGATATGTAGGCAGCAGGTTGGTCGTGGTGTCGAAATCGAGATGGTAGTGGCCGTCGTCCTCCACAAAAAATCCATCTATTGCCGACTCTTGAGCTCTCAATTCAGCTACATAATCCGGGCGTAGAATAGTATAATTCGCACGGTTAAATCCAATCAGATACGAGAACCAGCGGATTCGGAACTGTTGCAGATCAATGGTGCAAGATGCGAGTGCCACCGATAAAAAACAATAATATTCATATTGTTCCGGTGTCAGCTCGTCGATATTTGTTGGAATATCAACAATTTTTCCTCGTGTATGTATAGCCTTCATCAGAACGTCATACCTTTAGAGTGAGTAATGGGTCCAACGAAAGAAACCTCATCGTCGTTTGGCTCTAAATCTGCGATCAGGCCTTGTAACTGCTCCAGATACCTTTTTGCATCAGCGCCCAACGAAGCAGCCACAGATTCGCGTGCTGCCTGCTCGGCTCTTAGTCGAGATTTAATCGGAGCACTCTGATTCACCTGCACAATACCCTCGGGGATTACCTCTACCGGCAGGCGCTCAACGGCCTTCTTCATTGTTAGCAATGCCAACGCACGTGCAGCTACTTCTCTGATCAACAATTCATCACCCTTTAATACGGCGTCAAAATGAGAGCCCAATATCGGTGCTATATCCGAGCTCTGCACCTCTCTGATAATTGGTAGCAGGGTTACATATAATCTTGCCGATCCTATGGTGTAGTATTCGTCGAACTCCTCCTTGCTACGTATCAGCAGGCCTTCACGTTGACGATACTTGCGAGAACCGGTCCAGAAAGAATATTCATCGGCATCCAGTGCCTCGATAAGCGCGTCGGTTGCTTCATAGGCCAGGCGCAAAATATTTTCCTCGTCCTTGAACTCTTGCAAAGCTGTGAGGCCCTTCTCGTTCTCGCCCAGGCGTCGTGAGCGCCCTGCCTCGTCATGTTGAGCATCGAGCGTTGGAATTATTTTCAGCCAAGTAAAGAATGCCACGGCCTGCTTAAGGTAGGTCAGCGGCGTAGATGTGCTTGCCGGAAACTCATCGTCGGGCGTCTCGCCGGCCTCATAGAAACGTGATAAAGCCTCCATCGGCTCTTTACCTATGATTGCCTCCACATCGCGCATGCCAAGCGGCAAGAGCTGTTCCCACTTGTCAAATGATATACCATTAGAGATAAGTCCGACAGCAGCAACAATCTCCTCGCTGCCCTTTCCGTCTCGATTAAATAATTTCATCACGTCTTAATTTATATGGTTTCCAGTTGATAAAATCGTTGTTGAACGACTTGATGTCGTCGAAAATTTGCTCTTTATAAAATCGTGCCAATCCGGAGTCGCACGTGATTGCAGTCTGCTCACATCTTGGATTGCTGTTTAGATTTGCAGAGCCCTCGATTGCAAAGTCGAATCGGTCTCCGAATCCGGCTATCACTTTCGAGTGATTGCGGAACACAGCCACTCGCCCCCCCCACGATTGCACGGCATCTCTCAGTGTGTTGTACACCTCAACAAACTTTGAGTCGAATATTTCTCCAAGATACAGATCGAATTGTCCAATCAAGCCCATTTGTTGCCATTTCACCAATGTCTCGGCATCCGTTATAGCCATTGAGAATGTACTAAGACACACATATTCCAGCGGCTGCTGTTTTAAGATTGCACGTAGATATGTAAGCGCGTCGACATCGCCAAATGTGAAGCTGTGATAAGCCTCACCGGCTTTGAAGTGCCACGGCAGCGCATCCTCAAGAAAAATTTCGCTCTTGAGTCGGCGTTCAAAGTGGCGCGACAAAGTTTTAAAGGCTCCGGTTTTCTTACCGGTGTTTTTATCCTCGTTGCGCTCTTTTGCCGGTTTCGTTTCCGTGGCTACAGGCTCGTCTGATTGGAAAATATCACGCATTTTGCTTCACACGATTTTCCGGATTTACATTTTTCTCGGCCTCTACCACGGTGCGATATAGGCCAATTTTGATGTTGGTGCCCGGATGGTTGGTGTCTATAAACTGCTGGAACGGCTTGCAAAGCACCATATCGGGCACGGATGTTTCAGTTGCATTATACACCTTGAGAGCATAAAGCTTTTCAGATCCTGATCCGAGTTTCGTGTCCAGTATGAGGTTAGACAGCGACGGATCGAGACCAAAGCCGGATGTTGCGGCGGCCTCGGATTTCTTGCAGATAATAATCTGAGCTTCGATATACTCCTTGAGTTTGTTGTCGATCGGTGTGATTTTCCAGCCCTCAAATTTATCGGCCTCTGCGTTCCAGAACTGCGAAGTGTGAAGGAATTTGCCGGCATTCTCCTTTCCGGTCATTGAAGCTGCGAATTTCTCCATTGC